TGTAAAATACCATGAAATAAAAATTTAATTTTAATAAAATAAAATTTTAAATCTAGTATATATAGACATTTTATAGTATTGACCAATTTTTTGACATTTATAAACTTTTTGTGAAATCGACTGTAATCTACTAAAAACTAATATACAGTCATTGTCAATATACGGTTTCATTATATTTAATAAAGTTAATGAAATATAGTAAAAATCAGCATCTATATTTATTAATGAAATTTTTTTATTATTTGTTTTTATAAATTCAGGTATTTTATAACCAAAATACCCTGGGATATATCTTATATTATTATCTATCTTGTAGGTGTATGTATATTTAGTATTTTTATAAAAATCAGTATCTACCACATTTCTCCAATTATTTGATTTTTGTAAATATTTAAAAAAACAAAAAATATTTTCATCGGTAAAATTTGAAATATAATTAGCATCAGTGCTATTATTTACACCAATATTAAGCCATAGTGTATTTTTTTTATGCGTTATATTCATTTTTTCAAAAATATAAATAAGAGGTGTTAATTTTAATACAGTAGGGGTTTTTATTAACATATTATTAATATTACACATATTTTATATAACTAAATATAACTATATTTATTTATATAAATATAACTATATTTATTTTTTTATACAATACTATTTTACCTACATATGCAAGAATGTTTTAAATGATCATTTAATTCTTTTTCGGAATAAAAATCTTTATTACAATTAAGGCAACAAAAAATATCATCCATAAATTCACAACAAGTCTCATTAAATGGTTGATTACAGTTCTTGCATTTTATATTAGATTTATTAAAAACCATATCTTTATTATATAATATTATATCAGTCCATTTAGAACATCTAACGTTATCAATACCATATTTTTCTATATATTCTAGTGTTATGTCTACTATATCGTATTCAGTTTTATTAATAAAAAATTTACATACCGAAATAGGTTTATTATTTTTAGTCCATTCTATTACATTATCTTTTAAATAATCATCTAAACCATATGATAACATAAATGTATCACCTATATAATATTTATTATTTTCTAATTCCAACACATAAATATTAATCATATTATATATAATTATATATAATATGATTAATATTTTTATTAATCATTTTTTTTTAATTCTTGTATTGTTGGGATATCTATATTAACAGTTTTTATAACAATCCATTTTTCAGAACATAGAGGACAATTTTTCATATATTTATTCTTTAACCAAGAATTAATGCAACATGTATGAAATACATGATTACATACCCCAACCGATATAGTACCACTATTAATGAATACATCTGGAGGTATTGTATATAACGAATCTCTACAAATAATACATTGGTCTATTTCTTTATTAATATCATATTCTTTTTTAGATACTAATTTCATATTAATTACTTTAAATAAGTTATTCATATTTATTATGATACTATATCATAATATTATTTAAATATTAATTATTTCATTTTTTATTATAACTGGACTGTAAATAAAAACTAATTATAATAAAATTGGTTTTAAATAAAAACCAATTATAATAAAATTATGGTTAGTCATAGTAGATATACAAATATTAATGGTATAACATGTTATATGAATTCAATATTGCATATATTATATCAAACACCAGGGTTTATAAAATTCATTTTGGATAACAAATATCAAAAAAAAAAAGATACAGTTAATAATTGTTATGAATTATTTACCATAACAAAAAATAATAATGGTTCAATGATAGAACCATTATTATTTAGAAAACAGCTAGGTTGTATAAATAAATTATGGATGGAAAATAATCAACAAGATTCGTCAGAATTTTTAAATTTTATAATAAATGAAATTATTAAAAATGTAGGTAAAAAGGTTTACTTACCTCATTATGATAAATATAATGATGATATCCCTATTATAAAAATGTTATACGATTTAATTTGTGAAAGTAAAATTTTACATTTTAAACAAACTGAATTTTCGGAATTATCTAATATGTTTAATAGTTATAATAAAAAAATAATTAGATGCGGTTTATGTAGAACAAAATCATTTGTTATTGATCCATTTATAATATTAAGTTTAGGTATCCCAGACGATACCGAAAATATTACCTTAGAAAATTGTTTAGATGAATATTATAAAAGTGAAGAAATAGAATATAACTGTAGTTTTTGTGGATTATCTAAAAAGTCTAATAGTAGAACTTTAATATTTGAAACATCAGACGTATTAATATTTTTATTAAAAAGATTTAATAAAGAACAAAAAATTAAAAAAAATATTAAATATCCCGAAGAAATAGATATTACAAAATATATTACCAATACCAATAATAATAATAATAATAATAATATATATAAATTATTTGCCGTAAATATACATAACGGTACAGATATGAATTATGGGCATTATACTTCGTATATAAAAAATTTAGATAATAACAAATGGTATAATTATAACGATGAACACGTTAGTAGTATTAATGATTTTTATTCCCAAGACGCATATATATTATTTTATAATAGAACTAAATAATATATTTATTATTATATTATTATCAGATTATGAATAATAATATAATAAATATACTATTATTATTAAAAAATAAAATAGAAGATGATATAAAAATAAATGACAATGATGATTTAAAAACTATAACAAGTTATCAATTTAAATTAAAAACAATTAAGCATGTAATTTCTATGTTGAAAAAATATAAAAAAAAAATTACTACAGAAAACGTAAATGAACTTTTGGAATATCCAGGAATTGGTAAAAAATCAGTAGATAAAATAATAGAGATTTTAAAAACAGGAACACTGACTGGTTTAAATGATAATACTAAAAATATTCCAGATAATAATAAAATAATTTTAGAGTTAACTAGTATTATCGGAATTGGTGAAAAAAGTGCTAATTTCCTAATTCAAAAAGGAATTTTAAGTATAGAAGATCTTAAACAAAAAATAAACGATAAATCAATAAACGTAAATAATAAAATAAAATTAGGAATAAAATATCATGGAAAATTTATGGATAATATACCAAGAAAAGAAATTTCAGATATAGATAAAATAATTAATTATATAAGTAAAAATAATAATAATAAAATATATTTTAAACATGAAATCTGTGGTTCTTATAGAAGAGAACATAAATTTTGCGGGGATATTGATATATTAATAACAAACAATGAAGATTTATCCGACTTTAACTATTTAAAGTTTTTTGTAAATTTATTAAAAAACCAAATATCTCTAAATAACAATAATCCTTTAATAATAGAAGATATTACTAATAAATCATATAAAAATAAATATATGGGATTTTTAAAATATAGAGATAATTTTATCAGAAGAGTAGATATCGTATACATGAGTCCTAAATATTATTATTCATCTCTTTTATATTTTACAGGATCTGTTGATTTTAATAAAAAAATGAGAATAAAAGCAAAAAAATTAAATTATATATTATCCGAGTATGGTTTATATAATATTATTTCTAGAAAAATGTTAAATAACTTTTCATCTGAAAAAGAAATATTTAATAAATTAGATATGGAATATATTGAACCAAAAAATAGAGATTAGTATAAATGATATAATAGAAAATACTAATAATAACTTTCCAGCCTATTTCACAGAATAATCAATAATATGTTAAAGATACCAATATAATTAAACTTTATTATTGCTGACCATAAAAATTTAATTATATTAATTATATTTTATATATAAATAAAATATACTATAGATATAGAAATATATAATAGGTATATATATTTATGTTTCTAGTAAATAAATATTATGATAATTTAAATATTTTTAGATGTTGTAAAACTCAATTAGATATAATTTTTAATAATTTTATGATATCTGATTTTTTTAATATTAGGATAAATGAAAATAACTGTAACAAAAATTTAAATAATTTTAATAGTTTTCAGCATTTAATAATATATGGTTGTGATGAATATTATAAAAATTTTGTTGTTAAAAATTTATTAGAAAATATATATGGTAAAAAAAATATAATCACTCGAGAAGTAGAATATATTATAGCTGGTTATAATAACGTTAAGACTAAAGTTTATATAAAACAATCAAAAAACCATATAATTATAGAACCTACATCAAATGGATTTGATAAATATCTTATACACGAAATAATAGAAGAATATACTAAACACAATTCAATAAATATATTACATAACAACAAAGTATATAAAACTATTATAATTAATAAAATAGATAATATATCACATCAAATACAATCATACTTACGCAGAATAATGGAAAAATATTCATCAACCTGTAAATTTATACTATTAAGCAGTCAATTATCTAATATTATATCACATATTAGATCTAGAGCAATACAAATAAGAATTCCATTATTCACTGATGTTGACATATTAACCATTATATTAAAAATAAATATATTAGAGAATCGTAATATTAAATATAAAAACGTAAAAATAATATTGAATAATTCTGATAATAAAATAAATAAAGTTCTATGGTTAATTGATTTGTTTAAGTATAAGTCATTTAAAAGTTATGATATATTAAATTATAATAATGTTATAAATGATATAACTTGTATAATATATAATTCTAATAAAATAACAACAGTAAATGAATTATATAATAACATTAAGACGATACGTGAAAAATTTTATTTATTATTTATAACAAATATTGTAATTCATGATATAATAAAAAAAATTACTAATAATCTATTAAATTTAATTGATGATATAGAAATTAAATATAAAATAATTGAAAGTGGTTCTATATACGAAACAAGGATAAATAAAGGAGCAAGGCAAATAATACAATTTGATGCATATATAATAAGTTTAATTAAACTTTTATATCAATAACTTTTATATAATTTATTATATAATAATGGACAAAATTTATTATTTAAGTGATAGATTACTTATATTGAATGATTACTTATCAAATTTGGAATCTATTAAAATAGATGAAAATATTAATTATGTATTGAATAATATAAAAATAACTAACACTTCGGATAATTATAATAATTATATATCTGATTTAATTAAAGATGGTAGTTTTAAATATATCTGTAATATAAATAACGAAATTAAAATATTTAAATATATTAATAATACAATATTTTTTATATCTTGTTTTTTTTATAATACCGTTGATGACGTGTTAGATATTAAAAATACCCCAAATAACCGAATATATATTACAATAGTTATTGCTGACGCAATGTTAAAAAATAAATTAAAATATATATTATTTCCATATTTAAACATTGATATAAATTTTGATACAATAAAACATATTATTCCTACCGAGTTAATCAAACATTATGAAAAATGTATAAATAAAAAAAAAATTATTCCAATACTCAATTGCCAAATATTAGAATATAATAGTAATATTATATCATCGAAAGAATTTTTTAATAATAATTACGATATTAAATTATATATTTTTCAAATAATGCATGCTTTATATATTATACAAAAAACATATCCTAGATTTATGCATAATAGTCTTAATTTTTGTAATATATATATTGATTATACTAAAACTAATATACAAATAGATACTATAAATATTAAAAATTCTGAGTTTTTAATAAAAATTACTGGATTTGATAAATCATGTTTAGATAATAAACAATACGATAGTTATTTTGATATATATACAATATTTGATATTATAATTAAACAGAAAAAAGAACTAGATGAAAATCTATCTAATTTTTTAAATAAATATTATAATAATGGTAAATACATTACAAATAAATATAATGTTTGTGACGTATTAAAAGATGAATTTTTTAGTAATTATTTTTATAACCCTAAAAAACATACCCGTTATATTAATCGTACATCAGATGTTATAAGAAAGTTATCGTATTATAATATAAAAAAAAAAATGGTAGGTGGAGCTTATATGAATAATAATAATAAAATTGAAAAAAATGATCCATTTATATCTAATGAACAAAAACAAATAAAAGAATTAAATAAAGAGACGATTGCCCCCATTCAGCAAAAAAAAATAATAGAAAATATAATTTATGATACAAAACCCGATAAACAGCCTTTAACCATACCTTCATATATTCCATTAAATCCATATAATACATTCCCTGAATCTATTCCCCAGCATAAAATTTATAATGTCTCTCTAACAAACCCATTAGGGACTTATAATACAATGAATCAGATATATGAAGATCAATTACCATTCAAATCAGGGATTAAAAATTATACATATACATCTATATACGAAAGACTTGAATTAATAAATTTTATTAGAAATATAATGATAAATGTAAGAGATGGTGAAGATTTAACTGCTAAAAACGGAATTAATTCATTTTTATCATATATAAAACTTTTATCATTAAATCCATATACTTTAGACCATCCATATAATGATTTATCTAAAAATTTTTTAATATATAAAGGCGCTTATCCAATAAAATTAGATGAAAAAACACATTCGGTAAAAATATCAAATACTTCTACTGGTGTTAATGTTAGATTTTATATGATGTCTATTGGTGATATTAATAGTAGAAATATACAAAATATAAATAGTGAAAATTTTGATTTATGGAGAGAATTAAAATATTATAATTGGGTCAAAACAACTATTTTAAAAAGAAAAATATCACCTAATTTTATAGCTCCTATTTTATATAAAGTTGATACCGATTCAAAAATAAATTGGGAAGCTATTGAAAAAAATAAAAGTCAATATGGATATTTGGAAAATAATAAATTATTAAGACTTAATGATAAAAAGATTAATAATAAACACGATATGACAGATTTTTATGATTTAATTACAAATAATAAAAAATCAGATATTACAGTAGATTCAAAATCAGTATTAATACTAATGACTGAAGCACCTACTTATAGTATGTTACAATGGATGACTCCGCAATATTCGTCTAATGGATCAATAAAAAAAATGTATTATACTGGGCACCATTCTTCGGAAGTTTGGAGGTCTATATTATTTCAATTAGTATATGCTATCAGTGTTTTATATGAAGAAGGGGTGTATATGGAAAATTTTACATTAAAAGATAATATATATATTAAAGATATATCTTATGACGCAAATTCGATTGGTTCGTGGATATATAAAATTGATAATATTGAATATTATGTTCCAAATTATGGATTTGTTTTAGTAATCGATTCTAAATATCGTGATGTAGAAATAGATGATACCGTGGCATCTACTGAAAAAAAATATAAAATGTTATGCCCTATGTTTTCCGATAACAATAAGTTAACTAAAGACGATATACAAAAAAAAATAATAAATAAATTTAAAGAAATTATTAACTATCATGACTTCGAATATTTATTAAAAATGAACAAAAATAAAGGGGCCGTTCCACCAGATGACATAATCGCATTATTAAAAAATATATCCGAATTAGACCCAACGCTTCATCCAAAATTAATATTATATGACAATTTTAAATCTTTTATGCATAATCGGATAGGTTCTGTATTATATAAAACAGAACTAGATAATATAACAAATCAATTATCAAATAGACCAAAAATAAACAAATGTATTGGTAAATTATTAATATATGAGCAAAGACATAGGGAATATTATTGGGTATTGTGTATTAAAGAAATTGATCAATTTATGGTTGAAATAATAATTAAAAATGATAACATTTATTCAACTAAAGAAGTTCATAATGGGTCATTAATAGAATACCCAAATGGCCATACTATTTTACCAGAAACAAAAAATAATCTAAATTACGATGAATTATACATATATGAAACATATGTGTTTAATAATATATCCAATTCTTAGATATATACATCTAAAAGATGCTAGTGTAATAATATTAAATGAATAAATATATATGTTTTATAAATGCCATTACTAATGATTTTCACAAAACTAATGAATTTTGTGAAAAAAAAAAAAATTTATATTTATATTCTAAAATAATAACATTAAAATACGAAATCGGGTTTGTTTCTAATAATAAATATAATATTGTAAAATATGTTAATACTGATATTAAACCCCGCGATATTTGTTTATCCGATAATATAAAGAATACATCTATTGATATGGGTGATATATTATTGCAATTCTCGAAAGATATAAAAACAGTTAATATTATAGTTTGTCATTCATCGAATCATACTATGAATACCTTACTTAGTGAATCAGTGAGATGTAATATTCCAATATCGATAAATAATATTTTAATTATTGATATATCTAATTTTCAATTAGAACATTCTAATATGTCATTAGTTGATTTATACAAAAATATAATTGATAATAAAGAATCTAATGATAATATAGATATGATAAAAAAAATATTTTTTAAATTATATGAAAAATCTTATAAAAAATCTATTGCATAAACATTATATAAACTATTTTATATAATGTTTTTTTCACAATTGTATTTTGGTGATAATAAAGAGTCAAAAGAATTAAGAGAAAAGGTTGTAAATTCACAAGAACAACAAGAATCATCTACTTGTTACGACGATATATTAAAAAAAGTATTCTTTTCCGATGAAAATATTAATATTATAAATAAAAAATTAATATTGGATGTTTATAATAAAACGAATAAAGAATTTAAAATAGAATATCAGTCAAAAGTACATTTAATTATTTTGATGAAATATATATATAATATACATGCAAAGCATTTACAATATGATATCTCAAAACAAATACTTCAATTAAATTGTAAAGTTGTTGAAGAAATATTACCTAGAATAATTACAGAATTATCCCAAAGAATTAATTATTTACAACAGTTAAACGGAAATAAGAAACTATTAAAATTACCAGTTAATACAAATAAATCAAGAACGTTACCATCAGTCACTACTATTATTGGAGAAAAAATATATAAATAAAAATTTATTAAACGGTATATATTATATTTGGCATTATATGTGGTAATATATATTTATCTATTTGATTGTTAGTATTTATAAATTTAGTTCTAATGCTTATTCTATTATTATTAATTCCATAATTATACATATTTTCTATATTTGCGAGAATATATTCTTTATTATATAATTGATTATGTGATTGATTAGTTATATATTTTATTTGTTCAGATAATATAATTTTATTAATATCATATGTATAATTATTTTTAAGATAATTTTTAAGAGCTTCTTTGTAGTTATCGCCATATAATATTGTATTAGAATATGGATATATCATGTTATACATAATACTCATTATTATTATAATAAATATTATAATAATAATATTTATTAAATTATATTTTTTAATTGAGATATTATTTCACCACAATAATATTCGGGAATATTATTAAAATTTATTATTGAATTATTTAAGTCATATCGTATTTTCATATTATCATTTAATAGAAAATATTTACTTAATATATCATCATCCATTAAATCATTTTTTTTTATTTTATTTCCTCTTTTATATATTCCAGGAATATTATCAGATACATCTCCGTATAATATCTTTTTTTTTAAACTCTCTTGTGCATCAACCTTATTAATTATTTTTCTATTTAATGTCCCATATTTAATAAATATTATATTATCGTCCCCTAATTGTAAAAAATCATTATCGCCTGAAATAATAAATATAGTATAATCTTTATTTTTAAGATATAAAGTAGAACATCCTATTATATCATCTGCTTCTGTTTTATCTACTTTAATACTACTGTATAAATCAGGATTAGTTTTAATAATAGAAGGAATTAATGTATTGATAGTATATTCAAAAATGGTAGAATAATTATATTTCTTAATAATTGTTTTTCTAGAAGATTTATATTCATTATATAAGTCATATCTCCATAATTTTTCCAAAGGTGTATCTATGGTAAAAATAATTTTTGATTTATTTAACTCACCTTCCGTAAAAAAATTTCGTATATTAGATAAAAATAATTTTTTATATTTAACCATTACAATAGTATTATTTAACCAATTATATGATTTCATATCAGTTATGCTATTATATTCTTCGTCATATGCCATAGAATACCATTTTATAATTGCGTAAAATCTATAAAATATGGTATATGATGTATCTACAAATATTATGTTTTCCATATATATTATAAGTAATTATTTATTTATAATATATAAGCTTTTAATTTTTCAATTTATTGTTTTAATGGTTTAACGTTTTCATATATAAATACAATACCCGTTGTAGATGCTTTTGTATAAAAATTATCAAATGCTGTACCGTTATCATTGTCAGGTGTTACTGTAAAGCTATTAAGTACATTATTACGTTGTACCAGATTAACAGGATCATAACAGATATATTGGGGGGAATATCTACCACTCATGGGGTCGCTTTTTGTTATTATTAATGCAGTAGACCCGATAATTACATTTTCAGGAGAATTTAATGTTTCTGAACAAATGACTGATCTGAGAGAATAATTATCACTATTTACGGTTATATCTTCCTGAAATCGTATAGGAGTATCATTCATTTTTTCAAAACCAGCTATAGCCATTGGGTAATTAGAGACATTTAAAAGATTATTAGCGTATCCTAAATTATATTTAATATTTGATTTTCTTCGATCTATATAAAATACCAATAATTCAGAATATAATACTGATTTTTCTTTTGGTACCACTACACCATTAATAATAAAATTTTCCTCGTGTGAAAGTGATTCAGATAAATCAATTTCTATATTAGTATTAGTAATATTATTGGGTAGAACTATATTTAACATACCTATTTTCATTGCGTTTGGTGCAATCGTTCGAAAATAAGGGTTAGTGTTAAGATGTTGATATCTATTAGACGAAATAACAACAGTTGGTTTAAAAGAGAAAGCGCTAAATAATCGTTTAATAACCGTACCATCATATTTTCCATAAAGTAAATCAGGATTATCGAATTGATTAAGTTTACAGTTATTAATAGCTGACATAAATTCGTTAAAACTAGTGTTAAAATACTGCCCGTTTCGTAAATTTAATACACAATTCCATAATTGAGTTTGGATATTAACACGATGTAATAAATCTAACATGGGCGTACTATTATTACATACAACATCATTGTTATCCTTAACTAATGCATTAATTAAATGAATATTAGCAGGATTAATAATTTGTTCATGTTTAAATCTTTGTTTAATAATTTCCGCTAAATTTGTATATAAAAAATATCTTTCAACGATTGGAATTTTTGGAATAAACAAAGCTACTATAACTGGGTGAATATGATCATAAATATTCACACCAGCATCCTTTTTAAATACCCCATTAATTGCCGAAGAGTCACAATCCGTATATGCTAACGATTGAATCATTGTTCTAGAATATTTATCTTTAGTACTTTCGTAAAAATATAAAATTTTTTCAAGATGCTTATAATCAGAATCAGCTATATTAATATCTAAATTATTTCTTGGCATTATATCAACGGGTCCTAAAACTTTCATCATATTTGTATCAACTACTGGTTCAATTGTAGATACGTTACCAGTAATTAACGATTCATACTTTCTTTGAAATACCGAAAATTCTTCATTAGATAAATGATATTTATTTTTTATTCTTATAGTTTCTTTAAGAATTTCATGAAGAGGGGTATTTTTACCGTATCTATCGAATGTTAATCTAGTAAGTTTATCAGCGCGTTTATTAATAAGATTATATCTTTCAAAATATTTTGATTTTATTTCATTGGTCATTCTTGTATTATATTTCATATTTAAATTATTAAGATCTGATTGTACATGTATGCCATAATTTTTAAATAATTTTTTAACTTCTTCATCAATCTGATCACTATTTTCACCATTTTTATTATTACTCATAATATATATATATGAGTAGATATTTTTTATAGAAAATTATATTATTTTTCTTTTAGAAAAAATAATATATTTAAATATATCATAACTAGAATATTAATGAATCAAAAACATTGGATAGATAAATATTACCCTAAATCATTAGATTCCGTAATAGGGAATAAAGATCAAATTAATGAATTAAGAGAATGGGTAATTAATTTTGGCGATACAAAATCATCGGCGATCATTATATCAGGAAATCAAGGACTTGGTAAAACAATTATAGTAAAAATGATATTAGATAGTTTTGATTATATTACACAAATTATAATACCCAGTGATATTAAAGAACATAGACTGTACAATGATTCTAATGATTATTATATATTTAATAAATCCATATTTTCAAAAGTATTAGATAATAAGAAAAAAAAAATATCTTTGGTATTTGACGATACCGAAAATATAACACTTCCTAACGAAAAAAAATATATTTTAGAATTATATAAAAAAAATAATAAAATTAAATCATTTCCTTTGATATTCATATGTAATAAAAATCATTCAAAATTATTATATAATTTAAAAAAAGAATGTAAAGAAATAATATTTAATTACCCTTCCGATGAAGAACTATCTAATTTTATTCTAGATATATATAATTATGAAAATATTATGTTAGAAAAAGAAAATAAAAACGAAATAATTAAAAAAATAATTGATTATTCACAACATGATATAAGAAAGTTAATAAATATATTACAAGAATTGACATATCATACATCCGATAATAATACATTAAAATTAAATAATATCAATAATTATTTTTTATATACTAGTAAAAAAAATATAGATATTGGATTATTCGAATCTACCCATTTTATATTAAATAAATATAATAATTTTAACATAGTTAATAAATTATACCAAACTGAAAAAGTATTACTACCTTTAATGATCCATGAAAATTATATAAAAAAAGTATTAAAAAATCAAACCAATACAGTAAAACAATCTATAGATTATTTATATAAAATATCCGAATCAATATCACAATCGGATAATATAGAAACAAGTATATATACTGACCAAAACTGGTATTTACAAACAATGCATGGTTTTTATTCGTGCGTTAATACATCCTATTGGATTAATAAAAGTAATCCCACGCAATCTATTTTTTCCGATATAAGATTTAGCACAGACTTAAATAAAACATCTTTAAAAAATATTAATAGAAAAAACATAAACAATTTATCAAAAATTATTTCCAGTAAAAATTTAGATGATATATTAATTTTAAATAAAATATGTAATTACGTAGAAAATAATAAAAATAATAAATATGATTTATATACTTTATTTAAAAACTATGATATAAATATTAAAGATATTATATTATGTTTAAAAATAGATAAGACTATATAATATAGAACTATCTTATCTTATATTATATAATATAAGACTATATTATATTATATAATATAATATAATGATGGATATACTTGTTGAAACAAAAAATGAATATATTATTAATTTATGTAATATTTTATCTCCTTATATATTTACAGGCATTAAATCTATTTATGATAAGGCATCAGAAGATATTAAAACTAGCGGTACTGATAAAAATAAAATATTTATGATATTTCAAGAATACCTAAAACTGGTTAAAAAATGGTCAACCGATACAATTGTTAATGAAATGAATCGAATATTATATTTATTAAATAAAGATAATCCAGGTATTGATATATATAATTTAATAAAGGTTATTATAAAATCATATTTTATAATAATGACATTCGATCCTTATAAAAAAAATCAAAATAATATAGAAAATCAATTAAATAAAATTTATGATAATAACCGTCTGGAAACAATTATACATAAATTTTATATAGAAACTATTAAAGAATTTTGGGACAATCCTTATTTATTTTATGATGGTTACCCCGATATTGAAATAAAACGCAATTATAAAGAAGCCATGAATATAATTAAGAATTCAATTAAAGAAACTATTAGAAAAATACTTCCTTTAAAATTAATTACTGAATATTATTTAATTAGTAACTATACTGCACCTACAGCAATTAATGAATTGGTAAATAAAACATTACATGTAAATAACAATGTAGTAAATAATGAAATACATGAACCCGAAATAGAAGATAAAAAAATTAATACTCCTAAAAAAATACTATCTACCGAAATATTTTCTGATAATATGTATAATAATGATATAAAAGATTTTTCATTAATAAGCTCTATTAATATTAATAAATTAATTAACGAAGATAATGATAAAAAAAATATAACCAAAGATAATAATGCTACAGTGACCAAAGATGATAAAAAATTTTTACCTGAAGAAAATAATTTGATAATGCCCAAAGAAGATAAAAAAATTATTACTAACGATAATAATAGTATTATGGCTGATTATAAAAATAATCATATAAATGAAGAAAATTACGAACTTTCTGAACAAACAAATTATTATGATATATTTACAAATTCATTACACTGATATAATATACTATATATACATATATACATGTATATATATATACTATATTATATATACATGTATATATTGATTATAAAAATAATTTTCATATTTCTAATATTATCAATATTAGAATATTTAAATAATAAAAAATATAGTATTAATAATAAATCTTTATTTGATAAATATAAAATTCCTATTATAAGTACATTTATATTAATTATATTTTTAGATAATAATATAATTATTGAAACCGTCTGTAAAAATAATATAGACAATTATAAAATAAATTTACAATCTATGTAAATTTATGTCTTAAAATATTATTTATAAAAATAATTATAAACAATATTTTAACACATATATAATATAATGACTATAAAAGAAGTAGAATTTGGAGCTACGCGAATACAAATTAAAAAATTCGAAACAACAAATTTAGTAGATCATTGCACGATTGCGATAATAGCGAAAAGAGGATCGGGTAAATCATTTTTAACAAAAGATATTTTATATAGGAAAAAAAATATCCCAGCTTTTGTAATAATAAGTAGAACCGAGAAATTAAATTCTTTTTATGCCGATTTTATTCCAGAATCTTATATATACCCAGAATATAAAAGTGATATTCTATCAAATATTTATGTTAGGCAACAACATATGAGAGATGTTAATAAACAGAGAATAATTGACGGTAAGGAAGAAAAAGATGATAAAATTATGTTAGTAATGGATGATTGTATGAGTTCAAAAGGAGAATGGTCTAAAGATCAAAATATTACGGAATTATTTTTTAATGGAAGGCATCACCATGTTTCATTTATATTAATCATGCAATATTCTGTAGGTATAAAACCTGAAATGAGATCTAATTTTGATTATATATTTTTACTCGCTGAGGATATTATTTCAAATAGACGAAGATTATATGAACATTATGCTGGTATGTTTCCAACTTTTGATATATTTCAACAAGTATTTACAGATATTACTGAAAATTATGGTATAATGGTAATAGATAACAGAGTACACTCAAAAGATATATCTAATAAAGTATTTTGGTATAAAGCGAAAGAAATACCAAATTTTAAAATAGGTAATAAACAATTCAGAGAATATCATAATAAAATGTATGATAAAGAATGGACTTTAAAAAATAAAGTAAATACAATAGACTTATTAAATGTAAGAAAAGGAATAAGGGTTAATGTTGATAAAATCAAATAATGTCTATGATTGTGTATCTTCTTGACCAAAATATTTTATTTTATTGGATAGAGTAATTATTTCTTTATCCAGTTCTTCTTTTTTTTCAGACATTTTACTTATTTGTTCTTCGGCTGATTCGATACTCGCCTTAAGTAATTCATTATTAATCTTAATTTCTTCCAAATCATCGTCACTTGATGAACTTTTACTAGTATTATTTAAACTATTATCGGTAGTGTCAATATGCTTAATATTATTTTTTAAATCATCTATATTATTTTTCCTATTATTAATATTTTCAATAATATTTTCCCGCATCATTTCATTTTTGCGCTGTTCGTGTAAAATTTTTGCTTGTTCTTGACTTTTCATATGATTTTCCATTATATTATTAAGTTTTTCATCGGAATAAACATTTTTAATTTTTTCTTTATCGGGACTTACTGGTAACCACTTCCCCATTTCTCCTACATATATATCAAAATATTGATCTATTCCCTGCAATTTTTTAGAATATTCACATGCTTTATCATAGTCATCGAATACACCCCTAATTTTAATACCTGCTAAGGTTTCTTTATCCATGAGATATGATAAACACACGTATTTTTGATTAGTGGGTAGTATACTATCTTCTGTTAAATAATCCATATATATAATAATTAATTAATTAATATATCCTTAAATATTTATTTAAATGAACTAATAAAAGTCCAATTTAAATGATTGCATATTTTTTGCCATATTTTATCATTTTCTATGATTTTTTCTACATCTTTATGAAGAGAAAAACAGTCAAGTAAATGATTTAAATCTAATAATTCACAAAGTTTGTGTAAAACAAATGAATATGATAAAAAATTTTTTCTATTTACTTGTTTATGTAATTCCCAAGGAACCTGAATTTTGTAAAACATAGATATAAATATTTTTTCCATATCTTTGGTAATTTTCGGAGGAGGTAAATTATTTAATTTATTAATTATATATGCTATATGTTCATAATATATATTATGACCTAATTTTTTTAATATTAATTTAATTTTAGATTTATTTAACTTGGATAAATCAGTTATTCTTGTTCTATTTAATTCATTAATAATATCCACAAATACATGTTCTGGTATATCTGGGGTTTGTTTAGCTTGGAATTGATTTAACCATTCTTTGAAATGGTTTAATCTTTTATATGGTGAATATTCTTTAATTTGTCTATCTTCGTCTATAATTATCATTTCACTATGTCCACAACAAGGGCATATATATGAACTTTCGGATATATCTAATATTTTTTCAATATCACATTCATAACAATATTTAATTCTATTGGAACCATCGTCTTGATTTATTCTAATACCATTAATACAATGACAATATTTTTCTAACAATATATTTTTAGTATTTTGGAAATTACTAGGTGTTAAGAAATCTTTTATATTTTTAGTTTCTTTAATATCGTTATCACTTTTATTATATTTGCTATCATAATAATCTATTATCAAATCTCCCGCAATATTATAATAATCAATTTCTTTGTTTACGATATTATTATATTTTAGGTCTAGTTCATCTTTTCGATTAATTAATTTTAATTTAGTATTTATTATATCTGGAGTGTTTACTATATTATTTATTTCATTTAATGAATTTTTAATATCATCAATTTCAATTAATATATTGGCTAATTCTTTTTTATCTTGTATTATTGATAAAGCCATTTGTTTATATTTATTATCTATTGTGAAAGATTCTTTATGGTCGCTATATTTATAAGACCGAGATTTATTTTTTTTAACAAACTGCATAAATTAATATTATGTATTAATAATATACTAAATAATAATTTTATATATAATTAAAATAATTATATATAAATTATATATTTACATATAATTATTTTAATTATATAGTATTCAAATATAAAATTATTATTTAGTATAAAATTAATAAAAAATATAATATATATAAAATTATATTTTTCTACATTATATTATATATAAGTAATGGGTGGTGGATTAATGCAATTAGTAGCTTATGGTGCACAAGATGCATATTTATCAGGAAACCCTGAAGTAACTTTTTTTAAAGTGGTCTATAGACGACACACAAATTTTTCCGTAGAACCAATTCAACAAACCTGGAACGGCGCACCTGATTTTGGACGCACGGTAACTTGTAATATTAATAGAAACGGAGATTTAATTACTAACGTATATGTTACAGTATTATTAAATGCGATGCCAGCATCAACCGTTGGGTGGGGGTACGTTAAGCGTTTAGGACATGCTATGATTGATGGTATTAAGATAGAAATCGGAGGTTCTAAGATCGATGAGCAATACGGTGATTGGTTAAATATTTGGTATGAATTGACGCACAAGCAAGGACAAGAAAAAGGATATGATAAAATGATCGGAAACATCGATAAATTAACTACTATTAATACACAAGGTAAAAAGGCATATCAACTATATGTTCCTTTACAGTTTTGGTTTAATCGTAATAATGGATTAGCGCTTCCATTAATTGCTTTACAATATCATGATGTAAGAATTACATTAGTTTATCGCAAAGCTCTTGAGTGTATTAATTGGGTCGGTGATTCAACAAGTTATCCATCTATGTTACCATCTATGCAAGATTCATATTTATTAATTGATTATATTTATCTTGATTCTGAAGAAAGAAAAAGATTCGCACAGGCTTCGCATGAATATTTAATTGAACAGCTTCAATTCACTGGTTCTGAATCTCTTACAACAAATCCAAAATATCGTCTTAATTTTAATCATCCTAGTAAATATCTTATATGGGCGCCTCATTTAGAAAGATATAATAGCCGTTCCGAATGGCTTGCTTATAGCGATTCAAATGATTGGACTAATGCTAGGGATAGATTTGCAAAAATCTTATACATTGCTTCACGAGCATTTAAAAATGATACATCATTAAATTCAAATAATGAAGTAGTTGTTAAATCTCCTTTAGAAGTTACCGAAGGGGGGGTAATGTTTGAAGCAGATACTCGAGATGGTTTATCAGAACTCGTAAAAAGTCTTTTGGATAAAGTTGATGTTCGTCTTGTATGCCAATCAACTGGAACAGTCGAAGATCCTAATAATGCTATTATCGCCGAAATCACACCAGGTGTCGTCGGTGGAGATTTAATTAGTCAACTTCTTATTAATAGTCTGGTAGCTCGAAACGATCTTACTATGGAAGATATTTCTAGGAATGCTGCGCAATTTAGTGAATTAAATAGTACTATTATTAATGCCGCTAAAATTAGTACTGTTGATTACTATAATTATGGTAATTTTATTGATGGTACCGACAACCCAATATTCAATGCTAAATTACAACTTAATGGACATGATCGCTTCCAAGCAAGAGATGGAAATTATTTTAATTATGTTCAACCATTTCAACATTTCTCCAACACTCCATCAGATGGAGTAAATGTTTACAGTTTTGCATTAAAAGCCGAAGAACACCAACCAACAGGAACTTGTAACTTTTCTCGAATTGATAATGCTACATTACAACTTGATTTAGGTTTATATAATATGGCTCCTCTTAAAGATAGCTCATATGCATCTAGTTATATCGGTTCAGGGTCTTTACTTAATATTTATACAATGAATTATAATGTTCTTAGAGTTTTATCGGGTATGGCTGGATTAGCTTACAGCAATTAAAAATATTATTAAAAATAGTTTCACCGTAATATATTATTATATTTTCAAAAATATAATATAATAATATAATATATTATTTTTCAATCTCGATACCTAATATTTCAAAATATAATAATTTTTTTATAGAACATGTTAAATTCATTAATCGATAGTAAAAAAAATTGAATTATATATATATATACATATATATATATAATAATATAAATATAATAAATAATATGATGCATAATATGAATAATACAGAAATTATTAACAATGAAAAAAATATTTCAGTTCAAGATAATGAGAAAAAAAATAAGTTGTCCAAACAAAGATTAGGACAATTTTATACAACTAATCATGAATATATTTTACAAGGAATGAAAATCCCCGATAACATTAATAATATTATAGAACCTTTTACAGGTAATGGCGATTTAATAATATTTATAGAAAACGAACAAAAAAAAAATAATGTCAAATATATTATTGAATGTTATGATATAGAACCAAAAAAGAATTATATTATAAAAAAAGATACTATAAATAATCCACCCGATTATAATAATAAATATTTAATAACAAATCCTCCATATTTAGCAAGAAATAAATCAAAAGATAAATCATTATTCAATAAATATTATGTGAATGATTTATATAAATGTGTTATTAAAAATATTTTAACTAATATTTGTTTAGGAGGAATATTTATTATTCCATTAAATTTTTGGTCTTCGATCCGTATAGCAGATATAGAATTAAGAAAAGCATTTTTAGAAAAATATAATATTGTATTGTTAAATATATTTGAAGAAAAAGTTTTTGATGATACGACTTATACTATTTGTTCTTTTCAATTTGAATTAAAACAAAATAATGATAATAATAATAAATTAAATATTATTGTATATCCATCTAAAATAAGTATAAAAACTGAACTAAATGATAATAATAATTTTATGATTGGTGGTGATATATATAATCTAAAATTAAAAAATAGATATAAAATAACAAGATTAACAAAAAAAAATAAAGAAAAATCAAATACAAATATTTTAGTAAAATGCATAGATGATAATATTAATTCACAAATAGGTTTATCATTCGTTGAAGATAAATATATATATATAGATGAAACACCAAATCAAACTGCGAGAACGTACGCAACATTGATAATAGAGCCAAAAATAGAAAAAGATAAACAAAAACAATTAATAATAAAATTTAATAAATATTTAGAAGAACATAGAAAAAAATATAATTCATTATTTTTAACTAATTATAGAGAAAGTAAAGATATAGCGCGAAAAAGAATATCATTTGATTTGGTATATTCTATTACTGAATATATATTAGATAATTATAATGTTATATAATAATTATTATAATATTATAATGTTATATAATAATTATTATAATATTATAATATTATAATATTATAATAATTATTTATAATTTATATGTTTTTCTTTTGAAAATTGTATAAACTACCTATGTATGCATATTTTATTACTTTTTTGTATTTTTCTTTATTGATTAAAAATTTAAATTTATCCATATTATTATAGCTTGTATCTCCATCTAAAATATTAATGAAGTATATATTAGTAGTATTAAATTTTATTAAATATTCTAATTGATATGTAATAAAATGATACACTTCTCGCAATGTTCTCGTTTGCGCTCCACCTCTATCACATACAAATTTTAGATTATAATAGTATTTATTATAATTTTTTATTATCAATCCATCGAAATTTTCACTCCATTCATATCCATCATTATTTATCATTGGATATTTTTTACTAATAATTTCATTAGTTTCCATATTGATTCGGTCATCGGTTTTTATTAATTTAACCATAGTTATTTTTTCAATTAAGTTAATTTGATATTTTTCACATTCATTTGATTTACCATTTTTATACCAATTTCTATTTTTACGCCAATCTTTTGTTTGATAAAATGACGATGGAATCAAAATATATTTTCGTGTCAAATATCCTCTAAAATATTTTTGAATAGTTGTAATATTTATTATATTTTCATGATTATTATATAATTCTGGAATTATTTTTGTTAATTCATACATTGCTTTCGATATATTATATAATATCATAACTTATTTATTTTATATGATTATAATTCAATTTTCATCATATTAACTGTAATATGATGAAATTTGAATTATAATCATTTTTAAAATAGATGATAAAATACAAATAATATATTTTTAATAATATAATATATTATTTTCCAATCTCGATACAAACTATTTCAAAATATAATTTATAAATATTAAAAATAAAAAAAAATGAAATAATATTATTTAAAATAATATATAATATATCAAGTTTTTTAATCTATTTAGGTTAGAAAGATATTTCTTCGAAACATATCGAATAATTTATCGAATAACCTTAATCTAATGGTGCTAGTAAATCTTATTAATTCGATTAATTGCGAAAATATTATCAATTATGATGTTGATACTTTCTGTGAATTGATTGAAGCAATAAATAAAAAATATAAATTATTTTTATTATTGGAAACTTCCTATTCATTAATCCCAATTTATCATTCATTAACAAATAATGATAATATACATGAATTAAAGAATACTTATTTTTTTCTTTTGTTAAACTATGATATTGTGCTATTAGATGAAATATTATATATTGAAAAAAATAATAAAAATAATATTAACAAAACTATAGAGTTAATAAATAAACTTAACCAATTATTTAAAAACAAAATATTATATAACGATAGTATATTTTTATTATTTCTTGCTAGAAATTTAAATTATAAAAATCTGGATTGTTATGAAAATATTAGTACAGAATTAAAAAATAATAAATGTTTTATTGCGGACCTTGTAAAAATACGGTATTCTTTTTTAAAATATGCTTCTTATAATATACGAAATAATAAAGAAATTGTATTAGCCGCAATAAATCAAAATTACAATTCTTTGGAATATGTATCCGATGATTTAAAGAATAATAAAGAAATTGTATTAGCCGCAATAAATCAAAATTACAATTCTTTGGAATATGCATCAGATATTTTAAAAGATGATTATAATATTGTATTTGAAGCAGTAAAAAAAAATGGGTATGCTTTAAAACATGCTTCTAATACATTAAAAGATAATTATAATATTGTATACACTGCAATTAATCAAGATGGAAAATTATTAAAGTACGCTTCAATTAATTTGAAAAATAATTATGATATTGTATCAACAGCGGTAAATAATTATGGGGATTCTTTAGAATATGCATCCGATGATTTAAAAAATAATAAAGAAATTGTATTAACTGCTATAAAAAAGTATGGAAGAGCTTTAGAATATGCATCAGATATTTTAAAAGATGATTATAATATTGTATTTGAAGCAGTAAAACAAAATGGTTATGCTTTAAAACATGCTTCTAATACATTAAAAGATAATTATAATATTGTATACAATGCAATTAACCAAGATGGATATTTATTAATGTACGCTTCAATTAATTTGAAAAATAATTATGATATTGTATCAATAGCCGTAAACAATTACGGGTATGCTTTAGAACATGTTTCAGATGATTTGAAAAACAATAGAAATATTGTATTTACGTCTGTAAAAAATGAACCAATGGCGTTAATATTCGCATCAAAACGTTTACAATGTAATAGAGAAATTGTATTAGAAGCAACAAGACAAAACGGTCGTTATTTATTACATTCTCCTAAATATTTACAAAATAATCAGAGTTTTTTATTAGACGTACTCAAAATAAATAGTAACGCTTTACAATATGTTCCCAAAATTATACAATATGATAGATATTTTTTATTAGATATGTTAAAAATAAATGGTATGTCTTTAAAAGTTGTAAATAAAACTTTAAAAAATGATAGGGAAATGGTATTAATGGCTATACAAGAAAATGGTCAATCTTTAGAATATTGTTCTAAATTTTTAAAAAAAGATAAAAAAATTGTATTAACCGCGGTAAGTAATAATGGAAATGCTTTAAAATATGCATATAAATCTTTAAAAAGAGATAGGGAAATTGTATTAGCCGCCGTAAATAATAATGGAAATGCTTTACAATATGCATATAAATTTTTAAAAAATGATAGAGAAATCGTATTAGCTGCCGTAAATAATAATGGAAATGCTTTAAAATATGTATCCACTTTGTTAAAAAATGATAGAAATATTGTATCGTCCGCTGTAATTAAAGACGGGACTTATTTAAAATATGTATCAAAATCTTTAAAAAACGATAGAGGGTTTTTATTAGATATAGTAACAAAAAATAAAGGTGATTTATATTATATACCAAAATATTTCCAAAACAATAAATTATTTTTATTAGATATGCTAAAAATAAATGGCATCGCATTAAGACACTTTACTAAAATTTTAAAAAAAGATAGAGAACTTGTATTAGCCGCTGTAAATAATAATGGGGAATTTTTAAAATATGCTCATAAATCTTTAAAAAGTGATAGAGAGATTGTATTCACCGCCGTAAATAATAATGGAAATGCTTTACAATATGCATATAAATTTTTAAAAAATGATAGAGAAATCGTATTAGCTGCTGTAAATAATAATGGAAATGCTTTAAAATATGTATCTACTTTGTTAAAAAATGATAGAGAAATTGTATTATCTGCCATAAGTAAAGACAATCATTGTTTAATATATGTTTCAAAATCTTTAAAAAATAATAGAGAATTTTTATTAGACATGGTAACTAGAAATAAGGTCGATATTAGTAATTACGGTTAATTTTACAAAAAGTTTACAAATGTCAAAAATTTGACTTGATATAAATATGTAAAATCAACCGTAAAAGTACCACTAAATGGTATGATAGCATTTGACTTTTTAGATTGATTCACTAATATTGTTATAACAATATTAGTGAATTATTTAATATATAAGTTGCCATCGTTTATGTTATTTTAAAACCTTAAATAATCGTAATAATGGAAATTTTATATTTTAATCATTCGATGAATATTATTTATAAATACAATAAATAAATACAATAAATATAAAATATAATACAATAAATATATAATAAACAAATACTATAAAATAAAAATTTAAATCGAGTATATATAGACATTTTATAGTATTGACTGATTTTTTGACATTTTTAAACTTTTTATGAAATTGACAAAAACTTATTTATTTTATATAATTATACTTCAAATTTTATTATATTATGATAATATAATAATTTTTTATTAACGATACTATGATGAAATTTAAACATAATCATTTTTAAAATATATTATAAAATATGATAAATATGAATAATACAATATAATATATTATATTGTATTATCGGTACCTAATATTTAAAAATATAATTAATTTTTTACATTTATAATTTTTTTATAGATCATGAGTATATTCATTTACTAATTATTTTTTTCATTAATATATTTAGATTTATATTTTAGATATTTTTGATAATATATATTATCAACATATGACGCTTCCTTTATTGGTTCGGCACCTATATCTTTAGGTGATTCATCTGTAAGAGATATAACAATGTCATCTAATTTTATTGGTATGTCAGAATTATCTAATATTTCTAGTTCTATTACATTAATATGAACTGATAATAAATTATTATCTTTATTAGGTATGAAAATTTTTTTAATATTATTATTTAAAACTCTAAAAGATAAATTATTTTTTAATAATATTTCATTCCCTTTAGTACAATAACCAAAGAAAAGCCAATTATTTTGTTTTTCTTTTGATAGTTTTATTTTCAGTAAATTGCTAATTGGTGAATAATACCGTGTCCATGTATCGTACAAATTAAATTTATCAGGTGTCGTAGACAAAAAAGAAGGAAACATAATTATGTCATTTATTTTATATTCTAATATAATTTTTTTATCTATAAAACCATTATTTGAATCTATGCGATATACATAAAATTCATCCTTGAATGTATCTAAAAATGTATTATACTTGGGTGACTTATTTAATATATTAATTGAGGTTCTTATATGTTGTTTAATGTCTTCAAAATATTGGGATAATTTTGTATTAAATTTATATGCCTTATCCATTTCAGTATTTATTGTAGAGTCTCTAGTATATGTGTAAATAACATCTGAATGTTTCTTGTAATCAACTACATCTTCATTATCGAATTTATTAAAATTATTTAAATATTCTTTATCACAAAATAAATCTTTACAATCCTCAACTTTTTCGATCATAATTAAAAATTTTTCATACGATGCATCATCTTTAATAATATCGTAATTATTTATATAATAAATAGGATGATTACTAATACCTTTCGCTTTGTTTTGTATACTTAATATGTATTTGTTATAGTATTTCACGTAATTACTATTATAATTATAATATAGGTCTATATCATTAACCTTATAATTTATGATTGTATTAGTTATGTATTGTTTTATATTATTATCATAACATTCTAAATCCAATTGTATACTATCTAAATAACGTAATAAAAAGCATGGACTTTTAGTATCATTTTTATCTTTTTTATATCCAAATCCATTAAGATTTATAAACTCCTTAGAACAATCACCACAATTACGATATAAACGAAAGTAAAAATGTTTTCCATCATTATTATATTCTATAGTTTCGTTCTCAGTAATATCAATATCAGTATATTTTTTTTTATTTTCGGGTACTGTATTTTCTAAAGAATATATGCATTCAAATATTACGTAACCCTTTGTTTTATTTATATATGCATTATTTACTATATAATACATATCAAAATTATTATTATTATCTCTAAATAAGGTATCTATCTCATTGAAATACCATTCATTAATATAAATATTATAAATATTTATATTATTAGTTTCCGTAGTTATATATAAATTTATATCCTTGTTAAAACCAGGTATACTATAACATGGATATAGAATACTTAAAATTATCTTTTTCATTTTAATATTATCAACATTATTTATACTCATATATATATATATATATATATTAATATTATAATATATTATAATATTAATATATATATATTAATATTATAATATATTATAATATTAATATATGACATCAACAGATGATTTATTAACAATAATTTATAAAAAAATGTTTGGTTTGAATAATATAGAAAACATAGAACTAGACACAATATTTCAAGCAGAATCTTACATATCCAACGATCTTAATCAATATGATGATACTTTAATATCTAATGATATTACTATATTATCCAATGTAAATATTAGTAGGTCTTGTTATATAACTAACAATTTAGATATTAGTAGTTTAAATATTTCTGGACATTATTATGCAAATAATAGTACTATTATTTCTAATCTTAATATTGTAAATGATATGTATATTACAAATAATATCGATGTAACGGGAGATGGAGATATATTAAATACATCTACCATTTTATCATCTTTAAATATATCAGATAATGCGAGAATCAACGATGATATGATAATAACAAATGGTAATATTTATTCAGTAAATGATGAATTAAATATAATAGCAGATTATATAAATATAGGTAATGGTGATTCTATAATAAAAATTAATGGTTCATCATCATCTATTATCGCATCAGAATTAAAATTTTTAGATAATATAGTAACATTAAATATTAACCCGATTGACGAAACAGCTTTTGACGAAGGTCATGAAAGTGGTTTTGAAATAATGGGAGTAAGTGGTATTGGATATATTAAAGTATCTGATGATTGTGCTAGATTTAAAATAAAAGCTCCGTTAAATCCAACATTTGAATATGTTTGTACAACTGATGGAATTGATGAAAATTTTATTATTAGCGGTAGTGCAATTTTACATAATAATTCTACCTTTTTTTCATCATTATATATATCTAACAAAACTTGGTTAAATGGTAATACTACCATATTATCAGCTCTTGATGTATCAGGTATATGTATATTAAATGGAATGACTCAAATTGAAAGTGATTTAAATATATCAGGATATTGTTTATTGAATAATACGACAATAAATTCAAACTTAAAAATATTAGGAAAAACTAATATAGATAATGATACTATTATAAAGGGAGATTTGTATATTTCAGGGAATACAAATGTTAATGGCATAATAACAATGTCTTCAATATTAAATATTAAAAACCCTGTAGTAATAAATAATAATATAACTATATGTTCTGAATTCAATGTTTCGGGAGACACTACCATAAATGGGAATGTTACTGTATTATCATATATTGATATTGTTGGAAATGTAATTATGTATCAGGATACTAATATCAACGGGTCGATAAATATATTAGGCGATACTATATTTATGAATAGCGTCACAATGGATTCAAAATTAACAGTTTCTGGTATAACTGAATTCAAAGGAAATGTTACATTAAATTCAAATGTAAATATAATAGGTTATTTAAAAAATAACCTATTGGAGTTTTTAACTAATGACGATGCTAAAAATAATGGTATACCAATCGGCGGTATGTATAGAACTGGTGGAATTGTTAAAATTAGAGTAGATGATAATCTTAATTAAATATTTATTCTTCAATAATATCTGATAAATTTATTTCAGAATTTTCTTCATTTAAATTATCGTCCTCTTTTAATTTATTTTCTTTATGCCGTTTAGTAGATTTATTGGATTGGCTTACTTTATTTTGCATAGGTATATAATTTTTATTAACCTTTTCATAGTTACTGGAATTCATCAAAGACTCAAAAAAGTTTTTGGAAACACGATACGGTTTTTTTTCACTATCTAAAATAATATACTCTAATTTATTATTTATTATATCCTCAGGGTTACAATATAAATTTTTTATTGTATTACGTCCCAAGTACAAACATAACCCTATAATTGCTATAAAAACAGCAATAATTTTTATTTTGTGATTATATAAATTAGCTAAAACCCCATTTTTCATATTTGAAATAACATTATTAGTTGGTTCTAAATTATTATTATTATCAATATTGGGAATATTAGGAATAGGAATAGGATTATTAGTATACGTATCCGTCATATATATATATTATATTATAATATATATGTTTATATATATAAATCATAATAAATAAATTATAATTGTTATATTATCAGTAGAACCGATATTATAAGCATGTATCGCTAATTCTTTGGCAATATTTCCTTTAAATTTGTTATTAATAGAATTTAATATAAAATCAACAACATCTTGATTTGATACTACATCCCACAAACCATCGCACGCCAATACAATAAATTTATCTGTTTTTGATATCTTATATTTATATACATCGGGTTCATTAATAACATATGGTCTACAGTCGAGATCACCGAATGCTCTTGATAAAGAAAGACCTTTTATCCTCCAATCGAATCCATCAAATATTATATTTCCACCCAAGTCAATAATTCTTTTTTTTTCACTAGGTTTGTTAGGTTTATGATCATTTGTTAATACTTCACCTATGTCTTTATCATTACATTTAATACATCTTGAATCACCTAAGTTTAATACTAATATATTTCGCAATGATGTAACTTCTTCAATGTATTCAATAATGACACACGCCGTGGATCCACAGTAATTAATAGCCTTAGGATGAACCGTTTCCAATTCTTTCTGAATGAAATTAAATATATATATCAATTTATCTATATTTAATGATTTATTATATGAATATTTTATTTTATTATTATTATATTTATTATTTTTATTCATAAATATTTCTAAAAATATATTTTTTAAAAATTTACTAACAACACCTCCGCCATGTCCGTCAAAAACACCTAGTAGATTTATTTTATTATAATTTGCATTTTTTTCGTTAATATTCATACATGTAATATACTGATCTTCATTATTATCTCTTTTCCCTATAGTAGAATATTTATACAAAATCATAGTATAATATATATATTATATAATTAGTTATATAGAAATATACATAACATATATAAATAAGCATTATATATATTTTAATTATATATAATGCTTTCGTTCGATGATGAATATATTAAAAATGTTTATAATAATATAGAACGCGTTAAAAATATTAATATGTTGCCTATTAATCATCAAAAGTTTTTGGATAAAATGAAACATGATTTTTCATTTAATCCAAACACATGTTATGATATAGGTTCTGCTGTGTTACATTGGACAAGGCATGCCGAAAGAGTATGGCCAGATACAAAAATATATTTATTTGATGCGTTTTCTCCATTAGAAAAAATTTATGACGGATATGAATACACAATAGCTGTATTAAGTGATGTAGATGATAAAGAAATAAAATTTTACCAAAATGATTTTTATTTCGGTGGAAACTCATATTATAGAGAGATTGGTTGTAATAATGGGTCTTTCTTTCCAGAAACTAACCATATATTAAAAAATACAAAAACAATAGATTCTATAGTATCTGAAAAAAATTATAAATTACCCGATTTAATAAAAATAGATGTACAGGGAGCCGAATTAGATGTTTTAATTGGAGCTGTTAAAACATTAAAAAATGCATCATATTTATTAATTGAACTCCAAGAAGTTCAATATAATATAAACGCTCCGCTGGTAAAAAAAACAACAGAATATCTAAATTCAATTGGTTGGGAATGCATACAAGAAAAGTTTTCCGATAATGGACCCGATGCGGATTATTGCTTTAAGAATAAAAAAAAATTGAATTAATAAATATATATATATAAAATGTATTAATAATATATAATTAATCCAATGGAATATTATACTTATAATTTTAGTGAAGAACAAACCGAATTAATAAATGACCAGAATTGTTTAGGAGTATTATCTAAATATGGTATAATAATGTTTACTTATAGATTTCAAATAAATCAAGAAATACTAAATATAGACTATGTGATGAAACATTACGACCCAAACAATATTACTTGTATTACGGCAATAGTGTCATCATTAACAGTTTTTAATACGATGATTTCAATTTTACTTAATTCAATGAAATGCATCTTACTATTATTACAAAAAGATAATAATGAACCAATTATTTACGAAAATCTTTATTATTTTTGGTCTATTTATAGTATATTTATCAGACCAACTTATGATATGTATGATGATATAGATAAAAAATTATTAGAAATTAATAATAAAATATATAAAACACCGTATGTAATGTATTTAGAAAAAATAAAAAGAATCTATAATATTGATATTTTATTATCAACTCTTATAATTCACAAGATTAACAAAATATTAAACGCATCACAAAACTAATTAAAATATACAGCCCTACATTTAAACATATCTTGATCTTTAGTAATATTTTTTACTATATCATTATATTTTTTACCATTTAATAAACGTATAATAAAATTCATTGAATATACGCCACATTCAGTATTTTTTGTTTGGTGTTGTATTGTATTATACCGTAATATACATTTATCATTATCTTTATTAGAAATATTAAAATATTTTAGTAATGATTTAATAAAAGCACCTATTAATATATTAGGTGGTTTTCCAACTGAATCAAAAAAATATATTTTTATTTTCTCACGTAAATCAATATATAAAGAAACCCAATGAGAACCCGATTGATAACTTTTATCATTATTAAAAATAATTCCAAAAATTTTTTTATTATTATATTTATTAATAAATTTCATGTTAGTAAAATCTTTTTCAATTTCCATAAAATCACTAGGCCAAGCTCCCAAAAATTTAAAATCCTTATATTTATTTTCATATTGAAACATTACCTTATTGATATCATAAGTACTTAGCCATTTTTTATTTTTTTTTGGTCCTTTTGGTCTAAATATATTATTTTTTATTTGATGATTAATATTTAGATCTGGTATATTTAACCAATCCATCTCATTGGCATAACCTTTTAAATAATATTTAATATTTTTATAAAGATCATCGTAATCATTATTCGTTTTTATATTTTGATTATGATATTTATTTATACTATTAGCTAAATATCTAAGGTCTTGATATGAATAACAAGACCCGTTTATATTATCTTTTGAAGGAGCGCAATTTAATTCTTTTGACATATATTATTTATATAATATATTAAAATATAATAATATATATAATATATATATATTATTATATATATAAGATGGAAAATGAATATAAACAAAAATATATAAAATATAAAACTAAATATTTAGAAAGACTCAACTATCTACAACAAAATGGTGGAGGTCATGAAAAAAACGAGAAAAAAAACGAGAAAGAAAACGAAAAAAAAAAACAAAAGGGCTCAGAACAACATGGTGCAAAACATAGTAAAAAAGCCAATACAGAAAATTTTTTTGATTTAACAAGTTTACCCGCATACAGTTCTTCTTCCGAAGAAATTGCTTAATAAATTATTATAATTATATTATTGATATAATTTCGAAGATATGTAATAATAAAATATATCATTGTTGGCAACTAAGTAAAAAAATAATTATCTACTTTAAATAATATGATAAATATTATTTAAAGCACCTACTACATTATTATGTAGTAGATACCGTTATGTTTCTTGTTAAAGTCATTAAAATATTACTAGTATTATTATCTATAGCAATATATGTTATAATATAAATATTTATATTGTCAGTATTTATATAAGATATATTTGTATTATTTACGAAACTTAAATTATCATCTATATATTCCACTTCATTAATATCTTTTATAGAAGAAATATATACAGTGATATTATTTAAATAATTATCAGAAATACCAATACCTTGTTCTATATAAATATCATTTAAAATAATATTTATATTAGTATTGCCTATAATATAAATAGGATATATAGTATTTCTTATTTTCCAAGCAACTGGGGTTAATATTATGTTATCACTAAATAACGCCTCTGAATAAAATGTTCTTTGGGTTATTCTATCATATACAAACAAGAAAATAGCTTTATTATTTCCATATATAAATGGATTATTTAGTCTAATATGTTTTAATAAAACCCCTTCATTTGAATATATCTTAAATTCATACAAATTTAAATTTGTATTTTTATACATCGATAAATATAATCCATTATATGCATATTCTAACATATCTCCATAATCATAAATAATAGTAGAATTATTATTTACATTACCTGCACTATTGGTTTTAATATCAATAACTGATAATGCCTGGTAATCTCGTAAATTACCTAAACCATCATTACTTGGATCTAATCTAAAATCTATAACAACGTTATCTGTATCAACGGTATTATATTTAATTTTTAATAACATTGACCAAAAATTATTATTTATATCAAAATTCTGTAGAGGAACTGGTATTTTAATACCCCAACCAGAAATATTATAATAATAATCCGTAGATGCTATTTGTGATAATATACCATTGTCTATTACTATAGAAGATAAAGAAGTATTATAATATTCTGAATAATTAACATCATTAGTATCCGTAGATAAATTAAAATTTTTATATATATTATTTTCAGTATATTCTACATAATTTATATAATCGGATATAGCATTAATTATTTTAATTTGTCTACTTATAGTTATTATATTATTATTATTATCTTTCGATGCATATGTTAATATATAAGTTTTTTCTACAGATGTGTTGATTTCTGGAATTTGTTTATTATTATTAATTAATATAGCATTATTTAAAAGTTCGGTTGTATTATGCAATATTGACACTAAATAAACTGGAAAATTTTCATCAGATGAAACACCGGATTCTATATAAATCGTATTCGCTAAAACATATTCAATATATTCACCTATTAAAACAATAGTCGGTGGTGTTACATCATCTCTAATTCTTACAATATTACCAGTTCTAAATAATCCACCTAGAGGTATATTATTCAATGCTGCTATTTTACTATTTTCAAACTCTTTTAAATTAGGTAATATTATTATATTATTTGTGTTCAAATTAGATCCTATTGTTATATTTCCATCTACTGTTAAATTATTAGAAATATTAATATTGGAGCTAGATGATATATTTAATGAAACCATATCATTATCTATATTTAAATTGGATAATATTGAAACATTATCACTAAATACCAAATTTGATAATATAGTAATATCATTTGAATATATATTATTATTAACAATAATATTATTATTGTTAAAAATAGCATTCGTTGTAATATTACCATATACGATAACATCATCACTAAATATAATATCTTTTTTAATATCTAAAGTATCGCAAATTAATGTATTTAAATATACTGATGATAATATAGTTATATTATTATTATTGTAAAAAGTATTCATTATAGTAATACTATTAGATGAAAGATTAATAGTATTAAAATTATTAACAACTGTAAATGAATTAATATTTAATTCTAGTAAATTACCAGAATCTGAAATATATAAATTATCTATCAAAGCATTATTTAATATTGAATCATTTGATACATTTAATTTATCATTGACGGAGACATTATTATGAAATAATGAATTTCCTGTTATAATCAAATCATTGTTTAATTCTAATTCACATATATAATTAACTATATCATCATCAGGTAATTTTATGTTAAAATATGTATTTTCTGTATTTGATAATATATAACCATCATTATTATTAATCGATTGTATTAAAATACCACAATTATTACCAGTATCTATAGATGAATTATTGCTATTATAGTTTAACGCTAATACTTTATCTGATATTTCTATATCAGTTGTCATGATATTTAAATAAGTTCCGTTTATGTTAATATTAGAGTTGACATTCCCTATATTAATATTATCACTATCAATAAGTAAATCTAATGTTGATAATATAGTAATTGTATTTATATGATTAACATTACATAATCCACTAATATTTACATAATTGGATGTCATATTGCTAACATTTAAATTATTTAATATTTCTATATTATTAAAATTATTTAAATCATTTATTATAGTTAAATCCGTAAAACAATTTATAATATTACATGTAATATTATTAATATTACAATTAGTTGTCGATATATTCTTAGTATATACTATATTATTATTACTCGGGCTAATTAAATCACCAAATATATTAATATCATTTGAAAAATTTAATTCAGAATTAATAGTCATGTTTGAAAAGGTTGTTAAGACTCCATTAAATATAATATCGGGAGTATTATCATTAGAAATTATATTTTCAATATTAAACATTTTTTTATATATGTTTGTTAAGTTTTGTTCCATTATTATAATTATTATTAAAATAATAATTATAATATATTAAAACTAATTATTTATTTTTATTCTGTAGATTTTTTAGATTTTTTTAGCCACCCATATCTCCACGCTATGAATATAAGGGCTCCAACAATTATGGCAAATACCACGATACTAACCACGATAATGATTGTAGTCAAATTAATTCCTTCGGTTGCATTTTTTATTTTTGAATCAATATCGGATGCGTATTTGTCAACTACTTTGATTACAGAATTTTCTTTTAACATACAATTAGCAACAGCGTTTTGAGTTAAAGTTTGAGATATGTCTGATATATTAACTATACAATCCTCCTGGTTACAATCTCCTTTATTCTTACAACGCAGTTTATAAGAATCATCATCCCAACAATGTTTTGCGCATGAAGCCTCATACCCATCCATTTTAATATATTGATTGGCTATATTATCTTGAACACACTTACCCACATTACTAATATTAAGTTCTTTAGTAACTTCTTGAACAAGTCTATTAACCGATTCAGTCTTATTTACAGTTGTATCCAAAAACCCCGGACTACCTTTCATAGTTTGTTCAATATTCTCTTTTAATTTTTTATTAACCTCTCGTTCTAGATCTTCTTTATTAGATACATTTTGGGCGCATGTAAAATTTGGTACAGAAGTAGATGTTTGACTAATTCTACTAAAATTTGGTTTACATCCTTCTTGGATCTTGATATTAGACATATTTATAAATTGATTACTAGAGTTATTCTGAGAACAATTTTTAGAACTTTGTAGTAAAGTATTAGTAATTGATTTATTTATGTCTTCTTTAAGATTTTTTGTAAGATTTTGACTCGTACCTAAGAATTCTTCCATTATATAATATATATATATAATAAGTAATATAATATAATTATTATATATATATATATGTATATATATATATATAATGAGTGATTATAAACAACAAATATCTGATTTAGATAATCAAATGGACAATTGTTTAAAAGTAGTAGAAGAACATCGTACTAGAAGTTCTAAATATGATAAGGACTTAATAGATTATCAAAATTCTGAAAAAACATTTTTCGCCGATAATAATAAATACAAAATAGATTTATCAAAATGGGAAAATGACAAAAAAACATATTATTCTAATATTAGAGGTGAACGACAGGAAGGTCTTTGTGGTGGGGTCGATGGTAATGATAAAAGAACATCGTGTCATCTCAAAGAACCAAAACAAAAATGGGATTGGGATTCTAATACATCTTCAAAAGGGTGTGGTGGTATGTTTGAAATCAAAACACGACCAAAATGTAAAAGAACAGATTCGTATTCAAATGAATTATTAGCAGCCTGGGAAAATAAGTATCGTAGACCTATTGAGCCCGTCCAAGAAATATTAAAACTACCAATTCCGCCAACATTAGGTTCGGTAACTTGTTGTGGTATAGATCTTTCTAACATGACAGCAAATAGCGGAGTAAATATAAGTGATATAAAACAAACATGCGGAAATGAGAAAACTAAAGTACTAAATAATGCAACGCCGGTCGCCGTACCTCAGAAAAATAATGCAACGCCGGTCGCCGTACCTCAGAAAAATAATACACCACTGGTCGTTGGAGCTCAATCTACACCCCCCAATGAAGATAAAAACGATAATATGATATTAATTATCACATTAATTGCGGTGGGTTTTCTAGTAGTTGGCTTAGCTTTGTTAGGGTTATGGCTGTATTTTAGACAAAAACCAACTATCTGAATAAACATTATTTTTATATAATTATATAATAATATTATAATATTATATATATATATATATATATATATATATATAATATGTCAAGTGATAAAGAAATAAAAGATTGTAAAGAAGCTGTAGCGGGATATTTGGTTAGACGTGTCAAATATGAAAAGGATTTAGAAGAATATAATAAATTGGAATTAGCATACGTAAAAGAAATGGTTGCATACGAAAAACGATTATTCGTTTGGAATAATAAGTGGAAATACTATAGACCAATGTATCTTGATTATCTTAAAAAAGCGGAATTTTACGCCCCCTGTACTGGTATAGCGAAGTCCGCTAAAGATGCCGCATGTAGGGGGGGTAAAGGTAACGTGGGGGCTGTTGGTGACTGGGAATTGAATGAGGCTAAAGACTCAAAGGGTTGTGTATTTGGGAGAGCATCTCCTGCATGTAGACTAAAAGAAGATGCCATAAGCGCATTAATGATTAAATACGATAAAGATCGAGGGAAACCAATGATACCTCATCTGATGAGGATGGATAAACCAGTTTTAATACCATTAGGTAATGGGTCTTGTTGTGGTCTTAACCTAAATGACTTAGATAAGATGGATATGAAGACACTAACCCAGAATGATCAGATGATGATTTTAAATAAGAGATGTGAGGGAGTAATTAAAGAAAGGGACCTCAAGGCAAAAATAATAAGGCCCGAAAATTTTATAGAAAGACCTAATACAATTCTAGATTATTGGGACACGCCCTATAAAGTTGATGGAAATTTATCAGTAGACGAATGTAAAGTAAAATGCGACGATGATATAAAATGTAAAGCATTTATGCGAATGTATCCAAAGCAGAATTTATCGGTCAGGAGTGGGACATATAATAATGAACAATGTGCTTATTTATCTAAGTTGAATAATCCTAAAGTGAATAATAATGGTAAAGGACTAGCGTCATTATATGTTAAAGAGCCCAAGAATTTTATAGAAAGACGTGATACAATTCTAGATTATTGGGATAGTCCTTATAAAGTTGATGGAAATTTATCAGTAGACCAATGTAAAGTAAAATGCAGCGATGATATAAAATGTAAAGCATTCATGCGAATGTATCCAAAGCAGAATTTATCGGTCAGAAGTGGGACATATAATAATGAACAATGCGCTTATTTATCTAATTTGCATAATCCTAAAGTTAATGCCAATGGTAAAGGACTAGCGTCATTATATGTTAAAGACTAAAAATTTATTCTAATTGTATTTTATAATTTCCTAAAATATCATTAAGATTTAATAATATTGATGATTATAATTATTATTGTCGTTGTTTTGTATAATTTCGCGTCAACGATACTATAAATAATTGGTATTATGTTTTTAGTCAAATAGTAAAATAAAATATAATATTAATTAATTCACTTATTGGTTTATAAAAAAGATATTAGTATTTATATATACATGAATATAATTTATATATATATATAAATATCATTAAATTAATTGAAAAATTGAATAATAAATCTGAAAAATTATGCTAATGGTCTAAGTCAAATTTTTTGACATTTGTAAACTTTTTATGAAATTACCGCTAGATACAATTATTTTTCCAATATAATAGTATCATAAAAATTATTATTTTAAGGCCATTTTACGTGAGGGCATCCGCCACAATGCCAAAAATCATCTGTATTATACTTCCACCCCTTCTTTTGATAGTCTTCTTGGTCTTTTAAGCATTTAGCACAATCTCCCATGGCTGGTCTATCTCCTCGCCCCTGCAATTTTAGATTATTTTTATTCTCTTTGTAATTCTTCAGTTCAAGAGCCATCGATTCATTATTCTTTTTTTCGAAGTTTCTCAGATTGGTATTATTAATATTAAGATCCAATATTTGTTTATTATTTTGTCCAATTTGCTCCATTATTTTTTTTTGTTTAGCCAATCCACATCCCTCATTTATAGTACTCTCGTTAAACTTTCCCACTGATAACCCAGATAATTTAATACCGCAGCAAGATATATTACTGAAAGGAACTAAAACAGGTTCTATATGTAATAGTGGTTCTGGTTTTATTGGTTTCCCTCGATCTTTATCGTATTTAATCATTAATGCGCTTATGGCATCTTCTTTTAGTCTACATGCAGGAGATGTTTTCATAATTCCACAACCTCTTGAGTCTTTATTCTTATCCCATTCCCAGTCACCAACAGCACCTACGTTCCCTTTATTATTCCTACATGCGGTATCTTTATCAGACCCCATCATACCAGTACAGGGGGCGTAAAATTCCGCTTTTTTAAGATAATTAAGATACATCGGTCTATAGTATTTCCACTTATTATTCCATGCAGCAACTTCTATTTCATACTTTTTCATTTTCTCAAGATCGTTTAATTTAGCCAAATGATAATTTTTAGAATCAATATAATATTGTTTGCTTCTAATTAAATATTCGTTTACTGCTTTTTTACATGACTTCATTTCTTGATCTATAGTAGACAAATCCTTTTGATAATTTGACATTTTATATTTATGTATATATATTATATATTATTTTTTTATTTTATATACATTAAGAATAAAATTAATAATATATATAACAAAAAACCATTGAATGATTACGTGTTTAATTCGCTTTTATAAAAATAAAAAACATTGCGGCGGTGTAAAAATATGTATATTTATGTATATATAAATATAATTTAGGTATATATAAATATAATTATGTCATTAAATAAATTGATTGAAAAATCAAATGAAGAATCTGAAAAATTATTCAATAATAAAGATTTTATATCTTTATTGAGTATATATATTAATAATCCTTCAATGATAGAATCTTTATATAAATTTATTAAAGAACCTGATAAATTACCGATAACTGAATTATTTAGCGAAACTAAAAATGATATTTTAGATAAAGATATTTTAATATATTATGACAAATTGAAAAATATATTAATTAATATGAATATTGCCGAAGATAAAGAATATTTTATGTCTGTTTTAAATAAAAACTCCGGTCATTTAAATTTATCATTAAGGCAAATATTAGTAGAAAAATCATTACGTCTAAAATGATTTTAATACAAAAAATTAGCATATCTCATTGTTATAAAAGATTGTATAAAAAATTTATTATTATATAATAACCTATATTATATATATATATATGGCATATTATAAAAAAAATCAACATAACAAAAAAATCAAAAAATATTCGAATAGACGTAGAAGCCGACGACTAAGACGAGGATCCCGGTGGGGGGCTATCAATTATTGTAAGATTGATGATAGTAACTGCGAAAAATGTAGAATATGCGAAAAATGTAGCATATGTAAGGAAACACCTCTTGAAAAAATACGTATGGTTTTATTAATAATTTCGGCAAGCCTTTTTATAATTTGTATATTACTTTTTTTGTTTATGGTAATATATATTAAAATTCGAAAAAAAGACTCTATATAAATAATGATACATTTTCTTGAAAATGTATCTACTGTATATAAAAAAAAAATAAAAATAGAAAACAAAAAAAAAGAATATATATATATATATATATATATATATATATAATGTCAGATTTTAAAAAAAATTTATATACAATAGATAAAAAAAAATGTACATATAGAAAATACAGTTTTCCGAC